GTCAGGCCCCCCGCCCCGGTGACCAGCCCGCCGCCTGCGCCCGCCAAGGCCGACGCGCTACCGGTCACGGCACTTGCACCGGCGGTGACAACACCGCCAGCAGAGGACAAGGCGGCCGCCGACGCCTGCGTCGCGGTCGCCGCTGCGGCCTGCGTGCCGACTTCGGCGCCTTTATCGAACAGCTTGCCAGTCAGGGTGGACGCCAGCTTGGCCGATAGCTCATCGGCCACATACCCAGCCAGGCCACTGGCGATGGACTGGAAGAAGCTGCGCACGATCTCGCCCAGGGTGGCATTGCCATTGGCCAGCGACATGAGGGCATCACGGAATGCGCCCTGGAACGTGGTGCGCACGTTCTGCTGCAGCAGGTTGGTGGTGGCGGCCATCTCCTTGAGCTTGACGGCCATCTGCTCGGCAGCCTGCAGCGCTTCGGGGTTCTTCAGCGCTTCGGCGGTGGCGCGCATGCGATCGGGAAGATCGCCCAGGGCGGTCAGCTGCTGCCGGGACAGATCTACCAGCTTCTGTCGCGCCTGCGCTTCGGTGATCAGCCCAGCCTGCAGCTCAACCTGGATGCGCTGCTGAGCCAAACCCATTTCGCCCATCGCGCGGTTGTAGGTCTCCTGCATTTTCTGCAGTTCGGCCGTGAGGCGGACCAGCTCCTTGGCACGGTCGACCTCGGCCACACCGGACTGGTTGCCAGCCTCGACCATCTGCCGGCGTGTGACCTCGAGCTCGCGCAAGCTCTTGGCCTGCTGCGCATCGGGCCCGCGCCCTTCAAGGTTGGCAATCTGATCCTGCACCTCCAGCAGCTTCTTTGCCGCCTCTACGCGAAGGCGATCGGAGTCCAGCTTCTTGGCGGTGTCCAGCAATTCCTGCTTGGTCTTTGCCGTTGCATTCTGGAAGTTCCCTTCCTTGATGGCAGCCTCGATCTCTGCCGTCTTGGTGGCCTTCTTGCGGGTTTCATCCAGCGTGCCGACCAACTCGATCTCTTGCTTCAGGCGCTCCAGTTCGCGCAGCGCAGCCGCCTCATCCTTCTGGGCTTCTGACTTGGGACCCTTCGGCTTCTTGGGCAGGCTCTCCAGGTAGCGTGCCCGTGCCTCATTCTCCAGCGCCTTAATCTCGGCATTGCTCTTGCCAGCAGCATTGCCAGCGGCCCGGATCCTCTTGATCTCCTCTTCGAGTTTCTTTTCCTTGCTGAGGTTCTCAAGGCGTAACTGTTCGAACTCCTTAGCCGCCTTGGCCTGGTCGGGATCGATGGGTGCATAGATGCCAGCCATCTGCACCTTCACAGGCGCGTTGGTTCCAGAGGCCGCTCGGATGCGCGCTGCCATCTTGCCGGTCAGGTCAGCAAAGGACGGGAGCCCGAAGTTCTTGGCCAGCGTGCTGCCGACCACGCCCATCCCCAGCAGATCGGACAGCCGCGGCAGCTTAGCCAACACGCCCCATTCGCCAGCCAGTTGGACGACCGCGTTGGTGAAGTCACCCAGCGCGCCCCAGGCGCCGCTGACATCCTTCTTGACATCCCGCCATCCGCGCGCGAGCGCAGGCATCGTCTCATCGCTCTGATCTGCGACCTCATCGAGGCGATCGGAATAGATCTTGATCGCCTCCGCCACTGCCTCCTGCTGGTTGCCCTCTTTGACCAGGGCGCGCACGCGCGCGAGCTGGGCTTCTGTCAGGAAGTTCTCCGACTCGGTGAGCGTAAGTAGACCCTCGACCGGATCCTTCTTCAGAGAGAGGAACTTGGCGACGGTGGTATCGATGGCCTGGCCGGCGGAGGCCTGCATCTTCGCAGCGCTGCGGGCGACGAGCTCGAACTGCTCACCGGTGAAACGACCGGTTTGAGCCACCTTCGTCAGCGCCTCAGCAGCGTTGCCTCGGGAGACGCCCTGAAGACCGGTGAGCTGATCGCGCCGGGCCTGCAGGTTGGCAGTGCTGGTGGCGGCATAGTTGTTGGTGACAATCAGCGCCCGCTGGAACGCCATCTCTTCGTCGGCCGCCTGTTTCCAGGCCAGCACCAGGCCACCCACCGCCGCGGCCAGTCCGCCGATCACGGCGATGGTGGGGGTAATAGCGCCAGCCAGCGCACGCGCGGCCGGCACCACGCCGCCAAAGGAATCCTTCAGCTGGCCACCCTGCTGGATGGCCACCATCCAGATCGGCATGCCGCTGACGATGCTGGTAGTGATATCGGTGATCTGCGCCGGTAGCTGGCGCATGGCCATCTGGTACTGCCCGGCGGAGATAGCGCCCGGCCCGCGGCCGCGATTGTTGATCTCGGCCAGGTTGACGGCGTTGCGCTGGATGTTGATGCCCGCAAGGGCGCGGTTGTACTGCTCGCGGCTGATGCGACCGGCATCCACCGCTGCCTTGAGCTCCTGCTCGTCGCGCTCGAGTTTCTGCAGCTTGGCCGACGCACCGTCGTACCGGCCCATGACGCCTTCCAGGGAGCGTTGACGCTGCTGCTCAGTGCGGCTCAGCGATGCTTCCTGCTTGTCCAGCGTCTTCAGTGCGCTGTTGTAGTCCTCGGTGGTGATCAGCCCGCGGGCCATGACCCGATCAAGCAGAGCCTCGGTGTCAGCCAGCTCGGACATGCTGACTGCGCCCTGCTGCAGACGAGCATCGAGCTCGGAGATCGAGCGGATCTCATCGGCCACCGTCTTCTGCATGGATGTGCCGGCCGTGCGCACCCGGTCCGCGGCTGAAGCGCTACTGCGGCTGGCCTGGTCCAGCGCGCCGGCCGCCTTGTCGGCACCCTTGGTGACACCCTCCAGACCTGCGCCAGCGGCGGTGCCAGCATCCTTGATCGAGGCCAGCCCCCGCTGCAGCACCGGCAGGCTCTTTTGCGCCTGCTCGATATCCAGGGCGATGCGCATCGCCAGTTCAAGGTTGCGGGTGGCGGCCATTGTTACTTCAGCTCCTTCAGCAAGGTGGTCGCCGGATCACCCCCGGCATAGGCAGCGTTGGTGTCGGTAATGCGCTCCCGCCGTGCTCGCCGCTGTTGGGCTTGGACATGCTCCCAGGCGAGCAGGATCTGGCGCTGCGTCATCCGACCGATATCGGCAAAGCAGCGCCCGTAGCCGGCACAGATCAGGTCGGTGAAGACGCGTCCGTAGCCGACTGGCTCACCCTTTTGCCGACGGCGTTGCGCAGCAGCCGGCGGAGCAAAAAATTTCCGTTGGCCTGCCACCACAGCAGCAGCATCTGCTCGCCATCGGTTTCATTGAGCGTTTCCAGCCAAGCTTCCTGCGCCCGCACCTCGGCCGCGGTATCAGAGCCCTCGCCCGGCGGAGGGGCGATAGCGCAGGCCAGCAGGTGGCGGAATACGTCCGGATGCGAGAGCAGGACATCGGTGACCTGCAGCATCGAAGGCGGCTCGCGCCCTTCAAACAGCGGCTGCAGGTCGCCCAGCAGCGGAGTTGCTGCCGGCAGGATCCGCGCCCCTTCGAAGAAGCCGTACTCGCGCACGATGATGGTCTTGCCGTCGACCTGGCCCTGCTGCTGCGCAGCCAGGATGTCCAGTTCGTCGGCAATGCCCTCCGGTTCCGGCGCACCGGATCCGGAGGACAGCTCGGCCTGGCTACCGATGCGGGTAGCCATCAGGCGGCATCCACCAGCAGGACGCGGGCGTACAGACCGAAGCGCGGATCGGACTGGCGGACCGGATCGATCTTGGCCTCGCCATTGAGCACGATCTCACCGAAGCTGTCGTTGATCAGCGCCAGGGATTCAGCCGCCGGGAACGAAATGCGGTTCACGTCGGCGCGGACGCGCTGAGTGGTACCGTCGACACTGTTGACCGCGTCGAACAGCGCGTAGTACTCCGACTTGCTGCTCTCGAACACCTTGACCACGCTGTGGGCAGCGTACTCGTAGGTCTTGGCGACCACCGCGGCCTTGGCGGTCAGGAAGGTGATGATGCCGGTGGCCGGGTTGAAGGTGTAGTCGGTGTCGGCCACCAGCGGTGCTGCCGGCGTGCCACCCTCCAGCACCAGCGCGCTGATCGCAGCGTACTCCAACGCGACTACGTCGCCGGGCTTGACGGCACCGATGGCCTCGTTGGCGACCGAGCCCGAAGCCAAATCCAGAAGCGTGCCATCGGTGGCCAGGGCCAGATTGTCGGTGTTGATCTGACCCAGCGTCAGCCTCACACCCAGGTTGCGCTCGGTGGTCATGGTGGCGGCGACGCCGCGCACACCCGACCAGCTCTCCTTCTTGGTTTCACGGGTGCTGGACATGGCCAGCTCCAGGACGCTGCTGTCATACACCCAGCGCGCCGGCGCGCGGCTGCCATCGGCATTGCGCAGGCCCAGATACACGCGGCCCTGGAACGAGAAATATTCGGTCTTGGACATGACTTACTTCGCCTCCTGGGCGATGGCAGGAGTCGCCTGGCCGTTGGCCTTGCGCGACGGATTGGGGGAAGAATCGGCGTCGGGAGCGTCGATGAAGCCGCGCTCAACCGCCCAGGGCACCAGGTCGGCAGGAAGCTCCGCCGTTTCGCCTTCCGCAATGGGCTTGCTCGCAAGCGTCAGGCCCGCCTTCTTGATCGTGTGCTTCCGAGTGGTCTGGGTAGTCATCGCGGAATCTCGGGTTGAAGAACGGCTTGGGTCTTCCATACGTCGACCCACAGGGCGGTGGCAGCGTCGTAGTCCTCGAGGTTGCCCTCGATGAGCTGGCAGGCACGGCCACCAGGAATGGGCGGCGTCCAGCCCAGCAGCGGCTGACGAACCTTGCCCAGCAGCAGGCGCAGCTCATCGATCACCTGCGCCCCACGCTGCTCGCGGTAGTTGCGGCACACGGTCACTACCGCGAAGTTCACTTCGACCAGTTGCGCCAGGCGCGCCTGCTGGCCGGGAATGGAAGCACCGGTCTTGGTCTCCAGTGGCATCTCCCGGGCCAGCAGCACGTAGCAGCACGGCGCGGGGAAGTCGCGCAGCGCTGTAACGGCGGCGTAGTCGGCGCTGCCCTGCACCTTGCGCAGATCCTTCTCGCTGACGCCCTGGCGGATGCGATCGCGCACCAGGCCAATGTCGAAGGGCTGCGTGCTCACCGGCCGTAGTCCTGCAGGGTGCGGTGGCTGAATTCTCGCGGTGGTGCACAGACCTCGGGCGCACCGCTGCTCGGCGCCGGCAGCGGGTCATCGGCACCAAGGCTGAACTTGCCGTCGCGCACCAGCTCCAGAAAGCGCAGCGCTTCCTTGTAATCGCGTACCACCGGATCGGTGCGTTCCTCGGTGTTGACCCGGTCCTTGTGCAGCAGGTAGCGCGCAATCCACCGGGCCCAGGTGGACACGATGCCCGGTACCGGCGCCGGCAGCGGTACCGGATAGGGCTTGGGCTTGCGCATGACCAGGTAGCCATTGATCACGCCATCGGCATCGTCCAGGGCGCGCTGCACATGTGCCGCAGCCTGATCGGCGATCGCCACATCGGCTGGATCGAACGCACTGCGATCGCTGCCGAGCAGCGTGGCGTCCATCAGCGCATCGTCCACAATCGGATAGCGCTCCGGGGTGGCCACCTGCGCCAGTTCCTGGGCGAGCTTGGCCGCCGACAGCAGTGCGAGCGTGCAGTAGGACATGGCGGCCAGTTACTCCAACCCTTCCGGGTCTGCAGGTTCGTCACCGAGTACGCCCGCGTCCTGGTAGGCCTGAGCCTCTTCCCAGGTCATCTCTATCCAAGCCGGCGGCTTGACGACCACGCCCTCGTGCTTGAACGGGCTGAGTACTTCAAAGCATGCAGACAGCCAGAGACCATCAGAAACCAGTGCATCGGGCAAATCGCCCCCACCAGCGGCAACCCCAATTGTGGTGTCGGCTTCCGGCGACGGAGCGCCCGCGTCGATGGCAGCGTCCTGGTCCGCTGTAGGATGGTCAGCCTGCAGCGGGTCGCCGGCAGCACCATCGGCTGCAGAGACAATCGACGCGGCGGACTGCAGCTCGCTCTGGCCTTGCTCCGGTACCGAGTCATCCGCCGCCGGCGGCGCGTCCACAGTCTTGTCTTCCGTCACGACTGGCACGCCGGCCGGCTGGTCGTCCTGGACGGTCTTGGGTGCGCTGGGCGGCGCAGTGCGGGGCTTGGCCACGACGATATCTCCGAATAGGTGTGGTGCCGTGCTCTCCGACTGTCACGCATGGTTCTCCTGTGCTTTGCACGGACAGGCCCGCGTTCGCCTGCTGCTGCCGCTCGCTGGGTTGTACGGGTAAGGCGGCAACTGCGCCGACTATCCTTTGCCGGCGCCGGTCATCAGTTGCCTGCGCCGCTGATCAGATAGCCGGCGGCCATGCCTGCCAGGACCGGGGTGGCATCGTTGCTGACCCCGTAGATCCAACTCTTGGCGCTGTTGTCCCAGTAGGGAACTTCGACCAGGGGCATGCCTTCGATGCGATAGCCATAGCCGTAGCTGGGCTCCTCGACGTTGGCGTTCACGTCAGCGCCAGGGCTGACGTAGGCCAGAACAGCCGAAGTACCCCAGACATCACCGAATGCGCCATTGTCATCGGCCACCACACCGCCGCCGACGACAATGTTGTCGATCTCGAAAACCTGCTTGAGCAGATCCAAGGTGACCTTGCGAATGCCGGTGCTGGCCGAGCGATCAATCAGCTTTGGATGCTGCTTGAGCTGCTTGAACGCCTTGGCAGACAACAGCATGGTGTTGGGATACAGACCGATGCTGTCACGCACAGCTTCCTTGCCGGTTTCGACGTCCTGCGCGGGGTTCGAAGCAGCGTTGGACCACACGTTGTTGCCAGCCAGCGCGACTTTGTGGTCGTTGTCGTAGTTGGCTGCATTGGTGGCGATCTTGGCGCTGTCCACCTCGTACTCCAGCAGCAGCGAGCGCAGCACGATGTTCACGGCCCGGGTGCTCAGGTTGATCCCCGGCACCTGGCTTGCATCTCGCATATGTTCACGCGGTACCGGCGCTTCCAGTGCGCTCGGGACGATGGCGTACGGCTTGCCCTCATAGCCGAAGCGGATGCGCTTGGTATTGGCACCGGGGGCACGCTTGGCGTTGTAGATCTTGAAGGACTCCTTGCCGAACTCGATCACCTGGCCGCCATAGGCGGCGACGTCGGCGAAGGGGAACAGCGCGGTGGCCACGAGCTGCGCCTGGCGGTAGCCACGGGCGTGTTCGGAAAGGATCGGGTCAACGACGCGAACCTGGCCGGGGGTCATTTGTCCAGACATGTAAATCTCCTACGGCACTAGCCGGTCAGTTCGGGATGAGGATCACTTCGAGGACATCGCCATCGGCGGTGGCCGTGGCGCCAGGCGCCGCACGGGCAACGACCTTGCCGGCGTCGGCGGTGATGGCCTTGCCATCGGCACCCACCTGGAGGGCGGCGCCGGCAGCGATTGCGCCACCTGCGGTCACTTGCGTGGTGCCCAAGACGTCGACCGGCGCCAACTGCCCGACGGCGGCATCCGAGCGCGCAACCCCGCAGGCGTTGCCGCCGGCAGCGGCGACTTCACCGGTCGGCGAGACGAAGCGGTTGTGGGTGAGGGCTGCCGCGGCCAGCACGGACAGCGTGAGCAGAGCGATGTTCTGGGACATGGTGGGCTCCTGGATGGGAAGGTCAGCCGCCGACCGCGGCGACTGCAGCCGCCCAGGACATGCCGGGGTGCTGCTGCTGGTAGGCCTTGGCCTGGTTGAACAGATCCGCGCGGCCGGCATCGACATGCGTGCCCGGGGGCGCGGCGAAGTTCGCCGCTGCGTTGGGTGCGTCGCCACCGGACTTCTCGCCGAAGTCCACTGCCTTGGGCAGGCTGGTCAGCAGCTCGCGCAGGACCGACTCAGCTGGCTTGGACACCGTCGTTTCGCCCTCGGCGAAGTTCAGCGGTTCCTTGCCATTGGGCTGGGCCAGCAGCAGCTCCACCACCGCCGGCTGCTGACGGGGCAGCAGCTTGCCTTCCTTCACCAGGCCTTCGGCGAACGCCACCGCGTCTTCGCGTCGGGCCGCCTGCTCACGGGCAGCGAGGGCCTTCTCGCGAGCGTCCAGGGTGGAAGCCTGCTGGTCGAGCTGCTGCTGGCGCTGGGCGTGCTCGGGGTTGTTCTGCTGGGACATGGGGTCGATCTCCGATTTGACCTGTTCACGAGTAGGAGGCGTTGCCGGGATGAGCGCAGGCGCGCCGATGGCGCTGCGCGGGAACTGGGTGAGCAATGGCGACGCAAAGAGGGCCGAGTTGCGCGCTCCGTCGTCATCGCGTGTGCTGCTCTCGATCCCACGGATCTGCCAGTCGGGAATGACCTGGTCGGCCGTCTCAAGGCCTTGGGTGTCGATCAGCCAGTCGCGGAAGCGGCGGAACAGATCCGTCAGCGTCCAGCCCAGCGGGGCCAGCGACATGGCAAAGCAGGCGGCATCGTCGCCCTCAGCGAACGAGGCCGACTTGAGCCCTTTCACTGCCGGCGGCTGCGCGCCCAGGAAGCCGATGTGGCGCAGGTAGTACTTGCCCGGCGTCGGGTTGCCCGGCGAATCGGGCATGAAGATCGAAGCGCTGATCTTCTTGAAGCGACCGTTGTTGGCCAGCTCCGCGAACGCAGGATCGACCTGATGCGGTTCGGCCATCAGGAGGCCGTCCTTGGCCTGAAGGGTTTTGCCCCAGCCATAGGCCGGATCGTCGGTCTTGGGATGGCCCACCACGATGGGTGCTTCATGCAGTGCCGGATCGTAGCTATCGGCGATCTGCTGCACATCCGCTTCGCTGAAGGTCAGCGTGCGGCCGTCTTCGGCAACGTGCGTGCCGGCTTTGAAGATCTGCAGGGTGGCGGCGGGCTGGTTCATGCCGCCAGTTTTCCCGCGTCAGAACACGCTGTCTTTGAAACTGGTTTCCAACTTTCCCGGGCAGCGACAGATTGGTTCATGTCGCCAGTTTTCCCGCAGTGCCGTCTCACGCATTGGGACCGAATCCTGCAAGAAACGTCTAACAGAGATGGACGATCCGCGTGCAGTGATCTTGTTGCGCGGATGCAGGCGCCGACGTGGCCTTCAGAGGCGTGTCAGACACCAAGCAGCCGCCGATGACGTCCGAGTGTGGCGGCCCCAGCATGGAGGCGTACACAGCGCCTCCTGCGCGATGATCACTCGAAGGCGCCGCTCACGTGATCCTGGGCGATATCCAGCAACTCCTTCTCATCCTCGCGACTGACACCAAGCCACGGACGAGCAGCGATGGTGTTCGTGTACGAAGGCATTGTGACCGAGCGCTTGTAGCGCGCGTTCCCACGACTGGCTTTGACGAACCGGCTGCCGCCTTTACCCGTCTTCAGGTGGATGTTGGCCGGACGCGCGGCGCGTTGGATGGTGCCGCCGAATTGGTGGATGGCGCCATAGGGTGCATTGGTACCGACCAGGACGGCATCGTTCCCGTCCGTTTGCCATGAAGCCATGTCACCGAGCATGTGGAAATCGAACTTCAGAATCGGCACGCCGGGGCGCTTCTTCTGTTTCCAGCGTTTGTAGCTGGGCTCAAGCGCGCGCCATCGACGTCCAGTCGGGCCCCGCTCCTTTGCGGCCCGCTCGCGTGTGGATCTCAGCAGGTACTCGCCCCAGTCCTTCAAGATCAGTTGGCGCGCCTCGCCCTCCAGCTGCCGCAGCGCATCGGCCAGACCAGGTGTTGCCGAATCAAGGGTGACTTCAAGATGCGCCATCAGAGCGTCCCCTGCAGCAGCTGCAGCGTGCCATCGGCAACGCCGCGTTGGAGCTCGGCCGGCATCAGCATCTGCAGCTGGGACTGCACCGTGCTGACGCCTGTTTCGGAGATGGCGACATCGACCACCATGAAGGCAGGACGTCCCACCGCCAGCACATAGCGCAAGCGGCCTGCGGCAGCGTCCAGCAGGATAGCCACCGCATCGAGAAGGCGGATCGGCAGCTCGGCTGCGGCGATGGCCACCGCGCCAGGCCGAGTGATGGGGAGCTGCTCGGCCAACACGGCAAAGGCCGCCGTCGCTGGGCGAACGGCGGCACGCTGCAGCTGCGAAACCAATCCGGGCGATAGTGCGCCGGCCAAGTAGCGGGCAGCGTGGGCAGCATCGGCATCAATGCTGGCCAGCCAGCTGGCATAGCCGGCCTGCAGCGCATCCCTGG